TGCACCAGCACTATCACCAAAAGCCATAATAGATTTTTGAGTTGATGGTGGTGGGCCAACAAATGCTACAGCATCATCATCTAAAGGAATCCAACCATTAGTTGCTCCTGAATAAACAATATTAACTGTTTCACCTGATGTTGAATATATGAAATTATTTGAATCATCTTCACCTTGATAATTTAATCCATTTGAATCTAGTGTAACAGAATTAGTTCCCCAATTTCTTGCAAAGTCAGCAAAGATAATTTGGTCGCCATTACTAGCTGAACTAGGTAAAGTTATAGTACAAGCATTAGATGTTGTGTTAATCCAATATGCTCTACCAGCAACTGCTGTTAAAGTTGAACCAGTTACGATTGTTTGCCATGAAACACCAGCATCTACTGCTGACCAAGATATATCAGTTCCATCAGAAGTTAATACTTGGTTAGCTGTACCTTTGGTTAAAATTGCTGTGGCTGCACTAGCATTACCATAAATAATACTTCCTCTACTTAAAGCATCTAATGTATCTATTTCTGCTGCCGAAGCATCTACTGCTGCAAGTTTAGTTAAATCACCTTGTACTAATCCACTAACACCATCTAATAAATTTAGTTCTGTTGCAGTAGAAGTTACTGCTACATCTTCATTTATTTTTGGTGAAGTTAAAGTTTTGTTTGTAAGTGTTTCAGTTCCTGTTAAAGAAGTAAAACTATCACTTTGTAAAGCAGTATTAAATTCTGCTAATGAACCTGTTAAACTATTACCAGTTCCACCTAAATCTAATGTTTTATTTGTAAAGGTATCAGTAGTAGCTTTTCCAACTAAAGTATCTGCTCCAGATGGTATAGTAACAGTTCCACTATTTGATATAGAAGTTATTACTGGAGTTGTTAAAGTTTTGTTTGTTAAAGTTTGTGATGTTGTTTTATCCACAGTCGTAGCTGTATCAATTGCAATTGTTCCAGATCCTGTAATAGTACCACCAGATAAACCAGTTCCAGCAATAATAGATGTAACTGTTCCTGAATTTGATGGAGTAATTTTTGTAAATGTAATTGAATCTGAGCCAAGAGAAGCACTACTGTTTGTAGTACAAAGCCATATAGTATTATCATTAGCTGTTCCTTGATTAGCAACAACCATTTGACCAGAAATTTCATCTATAGTATTATATTCAGTTGATCTAGATGCAGCTCCTGCACCACTACCAACTGCTGTATATATACCATTTTGACTAGCAGTAGATTGATCTTTAAGTAAAACTTGATCTCCAGCTACTAAAGTTACACCATCAATAGCGTCTCCTGCTTCTAGAGCACTTGCTATAACTACGTTTGCTGTTGATGTTGCTTCTACAACTATTCTAGTTCTTAGTCCTGCAACTGCTTCATCAACATAAGTTGTAGCTGCTTTTGTATTTATTTGTGTTTGAGCATTAGAGCTCAAAGTATTAATATATTGGAATTCTGCACTTGTTACTGTACCATTTGCAATCTTAGTTGCATCTATTGCAGCACTTGAATTAATATCTGCATTAACAATTGAATCATCTACAATTTTAGATGAGTTAACTGAACTAGTTGCAAGTTTTGCAAGAGTTACATTAACGTCAGCTATGTGAGCTGTATCAATACTACCAGCAGCATAATGTTCGCTGTCAATAGCATCATCAGCTATGTGTGCATTATCTATTGAACCATCAACATATTGTGCTGAATCAACTGAGTCTGCTGACATGTGAGCTACATCTATTGAGCCATCAACGTATTGATCTGAGTCTATAGAATTTACACTCATGTGTGCAAGATCTATACTTGCATCTGTATAATGTTCACTATCAATAGCATCATCTGCTATTTTAGCTCCAGTAATTACATCTGCTGCTAAATGTGCTGTGTCTATTGATGCATCTACATACTGATCACTATCAATACTGTTTACACTCATATGAGCTAAGTCAATACTAGCGTCTACGTATGAATCTGAATCTACAGAATTAACTGCCATTTTTGCAGCTGTAATTGCATCATCTGCTACATTTCCAGTTCCAATAACTACTAAAGGTATAGAAGAATTTGTCTTAGATAAAACACCAAGATAAACACTTGTAATAGCTTCATTAGATAAAGATCCTGAATCCCATGCTACTGTTACTGTTGTATTTGTTGAAAATGCTGTTGCTGTAATTGATCCGTAAATAGTTCCTGGCGTAGTTGCCACAACTTTAATTCTACGTCCAACATGATAAGGAGTTGTTACATCAACTCCATCTATTGTAAAACTTGTAGAAGATACATAAGTAGGTGTATAAGTACCTGCTCCATCTCCATATTCAATCCATTCAGCATCATTATAGTGCTGTCTAATATCTGCCATAACACTTCTAAAAGCATTATTGATGTTGGAAGGCAACATTCCTTCTGCAACTGAAACTGAATTAGTTCCTGTAGTTGTATTATTTGCTGATGTTGTGTCGTATTTTCCTAAAAATGTTCCTGCCATAAATCTCCCTATTCCATAAACCAACTGAATGCTTTATTGCTTTCAGTATTGTTCTTGTTAACTAATGTATTAATTGCTTCTTCAATTTGTCTTTGAAAAAATTCTTGTGTTTCCATTGAATATCTAACGTTATCTATATCTGTTGTATCACTCATTATCTATATCCTGCTTTTGATGCAACAAGATCAATTCCTTGTGCATGGTTAAATGTAGTTCCTGAAGCTATTTTTACATTAGCTCTTATGTATCTACCTGATTGTCTAACTGGATTAACACCACTTGTTACCATAGAAGATGAACTAGACTCTGTTTCTGTGTCTGCTAATCTTTCTCTAGTTTTTACAGTTACTGTTGCAGTTGCATCTACAATTGGTCTAACTCCTGTAATATTAGTTCTTGCTCCTGGGAAACCTTCTATTTCTGCTGTTTCTATTTCACATTCATTAGAAGTTCCAGAAAAGATTGCAGCTTTATAACTATTATCTATTCCACCTAAATACATTTGTCCACCAGACCAAAAATCTGTATCTAATGATGCACCAATATTTTCAAGATTTTCAGATATAATATCCATTAATTCTACAGTATAAGCTCCAATAAATTGAGAAAATATTTGACTAGCATTTACTTTTGATAATGACCATTTTTGTGTAGAATAATTATATATAATTAAACGATCACATATACCTGTAGTATTAGCAGTATCATTTACAGAAGGGTATAACCACATAACCAATGTATTAAATGGATCTGTTGCTGCTACTATTCTGTCTGAATAAGCTTTGTTTAAATCTAAATCAAAAAATCTGTTTACTTTTTCTACACCAATACCTACTACGTTATCACCTTGTATTTCGTAGAAGCCATCATCTGCATAGAAAAATACACGTCTGTTATCTTGTGCTACTGTTTTACCATACATAGCTCCTCGGTTAGGAGATATAACTGACAGTCTAAATACTGTTGCACCACCAACATAATCCATACGAATTATTTGGTTTTGTCTAAATACATATCCTACTTCACCAGAAGTAATGGCAACAATTTTACCACCTGATCCTGGAAGATCTTGTGAGTCAGATTGTTTACCTGTCCATACTGTAATGTCATTAATTCCTGACCATTGTATTCTATTAGTTGCTCCACTAATATTACCTGAAACTAAAAAATCCCTGATAACTCCAGAGACTCTAAATAAAGGACATGTTCCTGCTGTTTGAATTGCAGTAAGATTAGCAAAAGCAGTTGATGTACCCATTAAATAATATTGAACTGGATCTACACCATTACTTGCAATTACGTATTCACCAAATTGTGTGAATGTTACAAAGTCTGTTGCTGTTCCTGATAAAGGAGTTCCACCAGTAAAATTTGTTGTTGTTAGTCTTACAGTATCTGAAGAAACATTAGTTAAATTTAATCTACCAACTGCAGCTCTTGTTACTGTAACAACTGCATCTGCTACTGTTGCTGTAAAATCTGCATGACCATTAATAGTTGTTTTTAAATTTGTTGCTGTTGTATTATCGTTAGTTTGTACTTGAAATTGATTTGTAGATGGTGAACTAGTTACTGATGTAAATGTAATAGATGATCCATTATTTTTTTGTAAACTAACAGTTTTACTAGCACCAATATTAGCATAATCAGAAACTGTGATTGTACATGAAGCTTTTGCTGTAGATAATAATAATCCACCAGCACCCACATCAGTAAAAGTTCCTGATGCTAACTTATATAAAGTATCTGCAGTAGCTACAAAATTAAATACAGCATTAGAGTTATCTCTAAATGATCCTGCTCCACGTGCATCTGAAACAGTTGTTGATGCAGCTGAATACGAAACTAATGAAGGAAATCTTTTATAAGATCCTAAAGCATGGTAAACATTTGTTGCTACATTAGCACCTTTCATACCATGTGCTGGTTGATCAGGTAGCCATTCTCCAAAAGGTATTTGCATTATCTGCTCCTATAAAATGATAAGTCGGTTTGTATATCTGTTCTTTGTTGAACAGGTGCTCCACCATATGAATCTTGTTTGTCATTATTTTCACATCTTTCTAGAGCTGCAACATACATTTGAAACCATTGTTGAACTTGTTGTGGATCTATACCACCTAAGAAGTTTGCTGCATGAAATAAAGAGCCATATAAATATATAGCTGGGTGACTTGTTAAAATGTAATTTGTAGTAGCTGTATCACTTAAAGGTGTAAAGCTTTTATAATAAGATAGATAACCTGTATAACTTGTATCAGGTGCTGGCCCAAATCTTAATGTTTCTGAAGCATCATCACTTTGAATTGTATATACTCTTGGTCTAGCAGTAGTTGATCCTGCTTTAATATCAAACATGTTACTAGGTGTAATATACTTTAATGCGTACTTAGTACTTGAAGCAAGTAGGTAAAGAGATCTAACTCCAATGAAACCTGTTGGTACTGCTACAGATTCTGAGTCTATAGTAATAGTATCAATCTGTTCCATTTGTCTTATTCTTAACTTAGCATTAAAATCACCTTCAGCTAACTTAATAAAGTCATTAGCTATCTCATCTGTTAAGTCAGTTCTGTTTAACCAGTTGGCTAATGCAGTTTTTAATCCTGAATATGTTGTTAACGCCATTATAAATTTCCCTCAGCTGTTCTGAAATATCTAAACTCACTACTATTAAGTTTAGTTCTCATTATCTTTCTTTGAATTAGTTTTGGTAATTGGAACCAATTGTTTGTTCCATTGTATTCTTTAGCCCATATAGAAAGAATTAAAGGTGGAATACTAGCCACTCTTTTCATTTCTTTTGCACCAGATATATATCCATTATCCTGATTGTAAAGCTCCTTGTTTCTTTTTAACAAAGAAGATACATCTTGAGAGTTATTGATAGTTAACTTACCATCAGACTCTTGGATGTACTTAGTCTTTACACCAGCATCGTATTCAATATCTCTGACTCTACCCATTATTCAGATAGTTCAGTTACGTATAATTCTCCGTCTGATCCACCAATTCTTAATACAGCTATTTTTTCTCCAGCTGATACTTTAATAGTTTCAACTTCGTTAGCTGGTAATAATGATGTAGTCGCTGCTGCTGTAGGTGATACTGCTACTTGTATATGACAAGCAATAGTACTAACTACTCTGATATATTCTGTTCCATCTGTAAATGCTGCACTTGCAGAAGAAGAAGATCCTGAAGTTAATTTAAGTACAGTTCCATGTCTTAATCCGTAATTCATATTTGTTCCTTTTTGTTAGGGGATGTTGCCACCCCCAGTAATTTATTATCTTCTGATAACGAAAGTTATTTCCATTTTAGAAGCATTTGTAGAACCACCATTAGTGATACATTCAAGTGCACTTCCTTCAAGAACTT